TATGATGGATACGTGGTAAGGAGGAACAATGGAAAAAACTGTAATAAAAGAACGTCTTGTGTTTTATAAGAAAGTTTATGCGAAATACCAAGATGCCTATATCGCTCTGATAGATGGCAGAGTCAAGGAATACACCATTGATGACAGATCCCTTACACGATTTGACCTGAAAGATATCCAGCAGATACTCGACGATTATGAAAAGAAAATCGATGAGTTACAGGCTTTACTGGATGGCAAAAAACCAAGGAAGGCTTTTGCAGTGGTACCAAGGGATTGGTAAGAAAATCAAATAATAACCTTCAGGGTATTCAGCCGTAAGGCTTTTACCGCAAGGCAGACGATCTTTGGTAGCTCCTTTCATCGTCTGTCTTTTATATTGCAGAAAATTGGAGCCAGGAGGAGGACAATATGAATTTTGGAATCGTATCAGTAGCAGCGATCACGGTAATCGCATATCTTGCCGGAATGATCTGCAAGGCAGTGTCTGATGAAATAATTCCGGACAAAATGATTCCGGTTGTCTGTGGCATAGTCGGTGGATTGTTTGGAATCATCGGTCTTAATGTGATGCCGGACTTCCCTGCACACGACCTTGTTAATGCCCTTGCTATCGGAATTGTATCAGGACTTGCAGCTACTGGAGTTAATCAGATCGGAAAACAGCTCTCAAAGTAAAGGGGGTGATCCTTTATCTCGGTGGTCCCATCGTTACGGGATGAACTAATGGACTATCAGTGAATGGAGATGCCATGAAAACAAGTCAGAATGGAATAAATCTAATAAAGGCTTTCGAGGGATGTGTGCTCACAGCTTATTGGGATTACAAAGGCTACAGCATTGGTTATGGTCATCTCGGAGTTCCGAAAGGAACCGTGATCACTAAGGAACAGGCTGAGCAGCTTCTAATTAGCGACCTTCCTTCTTACGAAGCCAAAGTGAATAAATATGATTCAGTTTATCACTGGACACAAAACGAGTTTGATGCATTGGTGAGCTATTGCTACAACATCGGTTCGATTAAGGGCCTTGTTGATAACGGTAAACGCACAAGAGCTGAGATCATGACCGATTGGCCTACACATGATATGGCAGACGGTAAGCATCTGGACTCGCTTAAACAGCGCAGACTCACAGAATTAAAGCTATTCAAGGGGGAATATATGACGGAGAAACAGATAACTATATGTGGCCACGGATCCGGCACACCGTCCCTTAAGGTGATGTACGACTACTTCGAGGATAGGTACAACACGAAGGCAGACAATAAAAAACGCAAAGGCATAATTAAGGTAATGCGCCTCAAACTTATGTCTGATGCAGGTCGTGCTGCATTTGTGAAATACTTTAAAACTATCCTCGGACGCAATATCTATAATCAGAACCTTAGAGAATACTGTTACGTAAAGTATAAGGATGGAAAATATTACTCTGATTGTTCAAGCGTTGGAATAAAGACATATGAGAAGTGTGGATATGCATTTCCCTGGACTCTTAATACAGCAGGTATCTATGAAAGTGATTTGTTTGAAGAGGTTCCTGTTGAGATAAAAAACGGACACATCACCAATCCGGAAATCCTCAAAATCGGAGATGCACTTCTTTTTGTAGGAAATGATCCCAAGCGACCTTTGCAGATAGGACACGTTGAGTACGTCTATGATATGCCGGTAGTTGCCGAAAAGGATCCTGAACCGGTGGTTGTTGAAACATATCCTAAGTGGGTTAAAGATGGTACCCACTGGTACCGCAGATTAGCCGAAGGTGTCAATGCTCATGGATGGCTTGATGTTAACGGTCATCGTTATTGGTTTGATGAAAAGACCGGTGAGATGGCCACAGACTGGAAGCAGATAAACAATGAATGGTTCTATTTCCAGCCATCCGGAGGACTCGAAGGCGCACTCTATGTGAGTGATGAACGTGGAGCACAAAAGATATTGGAGGTTAAGTAATGCCGAAGAAAAGGAACAGACCTCAGAATAGTGGATATTCTGAGGCTGGTGCATCTCTTACACGTAGAGCATTGAAAGGCTTTGTGCCGAACTCCAATTCTCCCACTGAGGATATTGATTGGAATAACCGGACGTTAAGGCAACGCTCAAGGATGCTCTATCAGAGTACGCCAGTCGCTACTTCTGCCATAAATACCAACCGTACAAAAGTTATAGGTGTGGGTCTCACAATGAAACCTACTGTAGATAGGCAGATACTTGGTCTGTCTCCTGATGCGGCGAAGGAATGGCAAAGAAAAACCGAGGCAGAGTTCAACTTATGGGCGTCAAAAAAGCAGAATTGTGATGCTCTTGGGATTAATAACTTCAAGGACTTGCAACAGCTTGGCGTTAAATCATGGCTCATGAATGGTGATGTATTCGCAGTCATAAAGCGTGACAAGCCAACAAAGCTGAACCCTTACTCATTGAGGCTACATCTGATTGAAGCTGACAGAATATCTACACCGAACAAGTATAAAGGCGGCGTCACAGGAGCTTTTGGAATTACGGACGGTAAGGTAATGGACGGTGAACCTGGAGCAGGTCACCGTATCTATGACGGAGTCGAGGTTGATGATAGCGGTAAGATTGTCGCTTATCATATCTGCTCCGGTTATCAGTATTCTACCTTAAATACATCTCTCTCATGGACAAGAGTATTGGCATACGGCGAAAACAGCGGAATGCCTAATATCTTACAGATCATGGAGTCAGAGCGTTGCGAACAGTACAGAGGTGTACCGTATATCGCATCAATCATAGAGCCATTACTGCAAATGCGAAGATTTACAGAGTCGGAACTTGTTGCAGCACTTGTGCAGTCGTTTTTCACTGCATGGATTGAGTCACAGACCAATCCGGCAGGCATACCGATAAATGAAGTCGGTGCAGGTGATGTCAATGGTGTGGAAACAGACCCTGACGCAGATAACATATCTGACTCAGAAAACGAGTATGAAATGGGTCCAGGTACCGTACTCCATCTTGCTGATGGTGAGACCGTACACTTTGGTAATCCGAACATACCGACAACAGGATTTGATAATTTTGTAAAGGTACTTTGTAGGATGATGGGTGCCGCCTTGGAAATCCCGTCAGAGGTGCTGTTAAAGGAGTTCAATTCGTCCTATTCAGCGTCAAGAGCGGCACTTTTAGAAGCGTGGGAAGCATTTAAGATGCGTAGGTCATGGTTCGTTGACTCCTTCTGTCAGCCAGTGTACGAGTTATGGCTCGCCGAAGCTGTTGCATTAGGAAGAATCAAGGCTCCTGGCTTCTTTGATGACCCACTTGTGCGTGATGCATGGAGTGGGGCTCGTTGGATTGGACCTGTTCAAGGTTCACTTGATCCACTCAAAGAGGCAAACGCTGATGTAACCCTGATCAATGCCGGACTTAAGACTCATGAACAGGCAACTACAGAACGTGGCAATGGTGATTTTGAGGAAAATGCAGAACAGTTAAAGCGTGAAAACGAAGTTCTTGATCTTCCGGAGATACCAATAACCGCCACTTACAAGGAGGATGATGAAAATGCCTAAGTTAAATCTATTTTCAAAGCCTCTCGACATCAAGAACAAAGTGTATGCCATGAAGTCCGTAAATAAGGACACAGTAGACCTTACCTTTTACGGAGATGTGGTTGAATCACAGCCTTTCGATTGGTGGACAGGTAAGCCAAAGGAAGGAAACTTCATCATACTTGATGAGTTCTTAAAAGACTTAGAGAGACTTAACAGTTACAAAAACATCACCATTCATATGAATTCATATGGTGGTGATTGCATAGCCGGATTTGTTATCCATAACAAACTCCGTGAGTTCTCCAGGGATGGCAAAAAGACCACCTGCATCGTTGACGGTGTGGCCATGAGTGCCGCCTCTCTGATCATGAGTGCGTGTGACATCGTTAAGGTGAATCCGGCATCTCTTGTTATGGTGCATAAGTGCTGGAATTTCTTATTCGGTGGCTATAACGCAGATGAGCTGAGTGAATGTGCAGATCAGCTTTCAAGCTATGACAAGGCTATTGCTTCATCCTATGCACGTAAGACAGGTATGAGTGAGGCGCAGATACTTCATCTGATGGCAGACACCACCTATATGACGGGTAAGGAAGCTGTTGAAAAAGGCTTTGCTGATGAACTCATAGAGGATGCAGAGCCTATACAGATTGCTGCATCTGCAGATGGTTCAATGCTCTATGTACAGGGTAAAGAGCTACATCTTGCTCCCGGCATGGTAGCACCAGATTTTATCAAGACCATTGATGATAGTCAGAATAAACCAGTTACTACAGCTGTAAAAGAAACAGCTGAGAACAATAATTTACAGCCGGATGTCACCGGCAATACCACCGAAGGAGGTACGGTTATGACAAAAGACGAGTTAAGGGCACAGTACCCTGACTTAGTCGCTGAGGTTGAAGCCGATGCAAAGGCTGAGAACGCACAGGCGATTGAAAATGCAGTAAACGAGGAGCGACAGAGACTGAGCGCAATAGATCAGATTGCAGGTCTCTATCCCTCAGATGCAGTGCAGGAAGCTAAGTACGGAAAGACTGCATGTTCCGCTCAGGAATTATCATTCCGTATGGCACAGGATGCCGCAAAGAAGGGCAACACCTTCATGCAGGATCTGGCAAAGGACAGCGCTTCATCTGGTGCTGAAGATGTTGCAACAACTTCAGCTGATCCTATTCCAGACATGAACGACAATGCAGAGATGTCTGAGAAGGATGTAAAGGCTTTTATGGCTGAAGTGTTCAAGAAATAAGGAGGGAACGAAAT